AATAAAATTAAAATTATCTTTACCATGTTTATTCCATGCTTTTTGTAAATATGAATTATCGTGTGTATTATTATTAAGTGTATATTTGTGTTGATACCATCTTTTATCGACATTTTTAGCACTTCCAACATATTTCTTTCCATTAATAAGATTTTCGATTATGTATATTCCAGATTTCATATTGATTTTTTATATAAATACTTTAAATTGAATTTTTTCGATAACTATTGTTGTGGGAAAAACTGTTTATACAATTCCAATAATTTAATTTAATTTTAATTGTACTTAATAGTTTTTTAATTATCTTTGCATGATATTGAATTCTTATGCAAGAAATAATCTTTGTTGTACATGCTGAACGAATTCCGAGAAGACAAGCCTATTATCTCAGGTTTTCACCCAATGACCAACTTATTCTGAGAATCAAAAATCTATCGGAGGACACACGAAAGTGGAATGCAGGTATGATGTGTTGGGAAGTTAGTACCGCATCATTGTTTGCATTAATTAAAAAATATAAAGGGTCAAATAAAATTCATTTTGATTTTGGTAATGATGAAAGTCGTAAAATATTTATCGAACAAATCAAAATAGTTGAGTTCAAGGAAGAAGAAAAGCGTAAATTCATTGCCGACCTGAATATTAAAAAAGAACATTGGGTAAAATATAAGCAAGAACTGGAAGAAACTTATGAAAAATATAGTGATGATGTTCATAAGTTTTTAAAACCAGAAGTACGTTTATATCCACATCAAATAGTTGCGAGTTTATTTATGGTAGCAGTAAAAAATACGTTATTAGCACTTGACATGGGAACTGGTAAAAGTCTTGCAGCAATTACTGCTTGTGAAATGAGTGGATTTGAGAAAGTTGTTGTTATCACACCGAATAGTTTGAAACACAATTATTATCAGGAAATTGAAAAGTTTACTAATTCTAAAGCACATATTGTAAATTGGAGAAAAAATACATGTAGTATAGATAATGCGAAGTATATAATATTAAATTATGAATTTTTTAATTCATCTAACAAAGACTATGCATATGATAAATGGAAAAAATTGGGTGTGGGAATAATCGATGCTATTATATTGGATGAGTGTCAAAAAATAAAAAATAGTGACACGAATTTATATAAAAATTATAAAAGAATATTTAGTGATAAAATATTTAGAAACGGTATAAAATTTTCAGCATATCTATCTGGAACTCCAATGGTTAATAGAGCAAAAGAACTTTATACAGTATTACACGAAATTAGTCCAATTGATTTTAAAACTAAAAAATATTTTTATTCTTATTATCTCGGAATGTCATATAATTTTGAAACTGGTTATGGGTGGACAACCGATGAATCGAAAACAAAATTTGAGGAATTATTTCATAAAATTTCACCATTTGTATATAGAAAAAAAATTGAAGATGTAATTAAAGACCTTCCAGATAAGTCATATCAAAAAATAATATTAGAACTCGATGAAAAGGAACAAAAAATTTATGATGAAATTGAATTGGGTGCATATAATGAATTCACAAAAACTGAAGAAAAAAACGCATTAACTGTAATGCTTAGACTTAGACAATATACATCACACAATAAAATTAAATATGTTTGTGAGTTAATTGATAGTATAATAGAAACTGGTGAGAAATTAGTTATTTTTGATGTATTTAAAGATTCATTAAATATAATACATGAAAAATATAAGAATCTATCGGTTTTACATACGGGTGATGAAAGTGTTGAGAATAGAAGTAATGCAATTATAAAATTTCAGGATAGTAATAGTGAAATTAAATTGTTTTTATCAACATTTTCGTCAGGAAATTTTGGAATTACATTGACCGAAGCACATAAAATGTTTCTTCTAACATTACCATATTCACTTGGTGAATATTCTCAAGCAGCATCTCGAATATATAGAATCGGACAAAAAAATAATGTAATTATTTACCCAATTGTTTTTAGTGATACAATAGATTATTATGTTTATAGTTTAATTGAATCGAAGCAAAATGAAATTTCAAAAGTCCTCGATAATGTTGAATACGAATCAAATATAAACGAATCTGTCTTTGGTGATGTAATAAAAAAATTAAAAGAAAAATATGAAAAATAATGCTAATTAATATATATTTTTACAACATAAAAAATTATATTAATAGATAAAATCTAACGTGAATGATTTTAGATGTGTTTTCTGAGAAGTTGAATATTCAAATTCAACATGCATTAAATGGCTGTGAGAAGAAATTTGTGAGATATTATATTGATGGTTATATTCCAGATTATAATATTTGTATTGAATGGGATGAAAGTCATCACAATGTAAAAAAATTTAAAGAAAGAGATGTTGTTAGAGATTTGTTTTTAAAAGAAAATTTTAATTGCAATATAATTAGAATCAATGAGAGAGAATTTTTGCGTGATATTGAAAATCAAACAACTACAATATGTAATCAAATTAATGATATAATTAAAAACAAACATGGGAAGAATATATGAAAGTGATATAAATCCGTTTCAGGATTTTTTATTCACATCGATGATTCATGGCGTTGATTTAACAAAAAAAGAATTTGAAGAAGATATTTATGTTGGATTTGTTCAAATTTTAGAGTATATTGTGCAAGATAAATACGATACACAACATCTCGATTTTGAAATCAAGGGAAAAGATGGTTATTATAAGGTTGTTGCGAATAATGTAGTAAGTGCATTATGGTTATCAGGAATTTTCCCAAAAAATACGAAGATGGTCATGAATAGTAGTGAATATGTTATTGAAGATTTAAAATATAAATATAATCCAAAAACTAAGAAATTAACGTATCAATTTATAAATAAAACAGAAAAATAGAATATAATGGATAAACAAAAAGTATTAGCTGAAATCAAAGGATTTCTTGAAGGTAATAATGATAAGTTAAAGTATCTTGTGAATGTCGAAACAGACCCAAGGTATAATTTTGCTGAATGTGTCATACATGAACCAAATGAAAAGCCAAAAATCATTAAAGTTCAATATGAACCTTTCATGTATATGAAAGACTTATCAAAATTCAATCGTAAATTATATGATGAACATTCTGAACAGCTAATTGAAAGCAAGAAAATTAAACATGGTATTACGATTACCAAATTAAAAACGGGTAATCAGAAAAGACTCGTGAATGGTTATTGTTATAAAATAACAAGTCGTAGGTCATATAATGATATTCTTTCATATTTACGTGATGGTGGTATTAATCCACATGAAAAAGCAACCGATATTGATGGTAATTTTATTAGAGATGTAAAGGGTGGATATGTATATCCATATCGTGATTGGTTTTATGCACCAAGAACAACCGAACAATTCTTTATTTCTAATCAAACCAGATTATTTAAGGGATTTGAAGAATATAAAAACGTTCATAAACTAACATTTGATATTGAAACCACTGGTTTGCGATATCAGATTTCCAGAGTATTTGCAATTGGTGTTCGTGATAATAGGGGGTTTGAAATAATATTGGAGGTTGAAAAAACGAATGATGATGAATCTGAAATTAGGTTGATTCAAGATTTTTTCAATTTAATAAATGATTTGAAGCCAGCAGTTATATCTGGTTATTTCAGTGAAACCTTTGACTTTGATTATATTCTTGGCAGAGCGAAGACGTTAAAAATGGATTTAACTCAAGTTCCAAATGGTTTAAAAGAGGGTATTTTAATCAATCGAAGAGGAAATGTTAGTGTTAAATATGGTAATACTGCCGATAAATATACTGCCACCGAAATGTGGGGATATTCAATTATCGACATTATTCATGCAACAAAAAGAACTGCTGCGGTTAATAGTGATATAAAGGAAATTGGATTGAAATATATCGCTAAGTTTGAAAAAATCGCTAAACCTAATCGTACATATATTGAGGGAGAAGATAATACCATTGGTAGATATTATCATGAAAACAAGGTGTTTGTTACTAATGAAACTAATGATTATGTTGAAATACCTAATCAACATCAAGAAACCGCATTAAAATTATATACAATCCAAGCTAATAAACTTGGTGGTATTATAACTGAGGATGAATAC